TGAGTTTGCTTCTTTTGTGTACCCTGCTTGGATGATAGGGAAGTTTCCAAAAATGAAAATTATGCAAGTGACACACAACGCGGAATTATCAGCAAGGTTCGGATCCAAAATCAGAAACCTAATGGATACCCCTCAATACAAACAAATCTTTGGTGATGTACATTTACGTCCTGATGCTAAAGCAAAATCTAAATGGGAAACCAATCATGGTGGTGAATATTTTGCTGCAGGTATTGGAGGCTCAATCACAGGTCGTGGTGCTGACCTTTTGATTATTGATGATCCGCATACAGAGCAGGATAGTCAAAGTAAGAATTCTTTTGATCGTGCATATGAATGGTATTTATCTGGACCCAGACAGCGTTTGCAACCTGGTGGATCGATATTATTGGTTATGACAAGATGGGCCACTAATGATTTAACAGGTATCCTAAAGAAAGCTGAAGAGGAACCTAAAGCTGACCAATGGACTCAAATATCTTTTCCTGCAATCTTAGATGACGGTGAACCGTTATGGCCAGAGTATTGGAGTAAAGAAGATTTAGAAAGAACCAAAGCTTCGATTTCCATTCGTAACTGGTCTGCACAGTATCAACAAAATCCAACTTCAGAAGAAGGTGCAATTTTAAAACGTGAATGGTGGCAACCTTGGGATGGTCCATTACCCGAATTAGAATATGTTTTACAAAGTTACGATACAGCGTTTAGTGCAAAAGAAACGGCGGACTATTCTGCAATCACCACATGGGGTGTGTTCAGACCTTTTGAAGGTTATAACAAAGCTTTGATATTGTTGGATGCTGAAAAAGGCAAATATGATTTTCCTGATTTAAAAAACAAAGCTTTTGAATTGTACAAGTATTGGGAACCTGATATGTGTATTGTTGAGGCTAAAGCCTCAGGTCAACCGTTGCTCCAAGAGTTTAGACGTGCAGGTATTCCCTGTATTGATTACTCTCCTAACAAGGGAAAAGATAAGTTTACTAGGGTTAATTCATGCGCTCCAGCCTTTGAGGCAGGCATGGTCTTCTACCCAGAGGGGGAGAAGTTTGCTGAAGAGGTGATTGAGGAATGTGCTGCTTTTCCCAATGGACAGTATGATGACTATGTGGACAGCACGACACAAGCTGTGTTAAGATACCGACAAGGTGGATTTCTAACCTTGGATAGCGACTACAGGGAAGAAGATAGACCACCCAAAGAATATGTATACTACGGATAGGAGATTTAAAAATGGCAGAGAAGAAAGAATACAAACCAGGTATTAGAAAAATTAAAAATTTTTTTTCAAAAAAAATTAATCCAAATTCACCAAGAGCAAGATTAGAAAGACAAAAAGAACAAAAGCTTAGAGCTAAAGGTATTGGCACATCAGGAGATACAGATACAGAATTCAAAGGTTCAGTTAAAAATTTAACATCAAAAGGTATGGTAAGAAAAATGGAAGATGCCAAACCAACAGCAACCGTTGGAGCACCAAAAGCCAAAGTCGCTCCATCAAGAGCAAATAAAACTCCAACTAAAAAACCTTCAACTGCATCAAAAGTAAAAGCAGGTTTATCTGCATTTCAAAAAGCTTTTGCCCAAGCAAGAAAAGAAGGAAAAAAAGATTTTAAATTTGATGACAAGATGTATGCTGCTGTAACAAGACAAGAAGTCCAAAGATCTGGATCATCTAACTTAGGAGAATATTTAAATAAACTCAAAAGAAAAAATCCAACAATAGCGAAAGCCCCTGGTCAAGCTGACACTTTCAAAGAAGGCGGCTCTGTACCAAAAGGTGCTGTTCAACTTCCAAGAAAATTAACTCCTAGTGAAGCAGAAAAAATAAGAAAATTAATGCCAAAAGATTTCGAAAGAGATTTTGATAGAAGAAAAGTTGAAAAAAGGAAACCAAACATTAGGACTCTTCCTTTAAAACCTGGTACAAAAGTTGAACCAAAGACGTTACCTTTAAAACCTGGTACGAAATCTAAAGCACAATATTTAAAAAAAATGTCTGGTGCAGCTGTTTCAGAAAAAGAAATGAAAAAAATGAAAAAATACCAAAGAGGTGGATCTGTAAATAGAAACGAAATGGATCTTGAAAGATCAATTGAATCTGAAAAAGCAAGACAAGCTATTCAAAGATCACTCGCTAATCCTGAAACAAAAAAAGCAAACGAAAGTGTTGCTAGAATGGATAGACAAAGAACAAAAGGACGAGAAACTCCTATGGGTAGAAAAGATAGAACAGAAAACCCATTTTTGATTGTTGATGGAAAAGCAGTTAGACCTAGAGACTTACCTAGTGTTGGTGCACCAACTGCAAGTCGAAGAATGTTAGAAGAAATGTCAGGTGCTGCTTTATCCGATAATGAAATGAGATCAATAATGCAACAAATGGCTAAACCACAAAGAATGGACACAATGAAAAAAGGTGGCTCGGTCATGGCTCGTGGTTGTAAGATGGGTAGAAAAAAACCAACTAAGTTATACTAATGCCAAAAAATAAAATTAAACCTGAAGATTTAGATGACGAATTAGGTTCACCTCCTGGTGCAGAAAATTATCAAAAAATGTTTGACCAACCAGAGTCACAAGGTGGAGATCCTAAAAAAAGAATCATGCCAAAAAAGAAACCAAAAGAATTTAAGAAAAAGGATGCACCTGTAAGTTCGATTTTAGAAAAATCTACAAGAGATAAATTGATGGACTATATGAAACAAGATACGCCTTTAACGGATAAATTACCTTTTAGAGGATTATCACCGTTGACTAGAGCCAGAGATATTATTAAAAGAGATAAACCAAGTAAGAAATCAAAAGGCGGACTAATCAAAGGTTTTCCAAGACTTGCTAAAAAAGGTTTTTAAGTTTAATACGGGGGTACAATGAGTTCAGAAATATTTGAAGAAGATAATACTTTAAAAATTGAAGATGAAACTATTGAACCTACTGAAAAAGAATTTAGAATCGAAGGCGATGAAGTCGATGAAGAGCAAGTTGTTGCTCAAGAAAATTTCTATGCAAATTTGGCTGAAGAACTGGATGAAAATGTTCTTAGAAAAATTTCGTCTCAATTAACTCAAGAATACGCAAGAGACAAAGAATCAAGAAAAGAATGGGAAGACGGATACGTTAATGGTTTAGATCTTTTAGGATTTAAATATACGAATCCATCAAAGCCGTTCCAAGGCGCGTCAGGCGTGACTCATCCACTTTTAGCCGAGGCCGTAACCCAATTCCAAGCACAAGCGTACAAAGAACTTTTACCTTCACAAGGACCTGTAAAGTCTGCGATTGTCGGTGTTCAAAATGAAGAGACCGAGGACCAAGCAACACGCGTCAAGGACTTCATGAATTATCAGATTACAGAGAAGATGGAAGAATACACTCCAGAAATGGATCAACTTTTATTTTATTTACCGCTTGCAGGATCTTCATTTAAAAAAGTTTATTACGATGAATTGATGGAAAGACCTGTTGCGAAATTTGTACCCGCAGAAGATTTAGTGGTTCCATTCTATGCATCATCATTACAAGATTGTGAAAGAATTACTCATGCGATTCGTATGAGTGAAAATGATTTATTGAAAAAAATGGAATCTGGTTTTTACAGAGATGTTGATATTCAACCTTCTTCTAAATCTGCAACATCGATTCAGAAAAAATATAATGAGTTAGAAGGTAAATCCCCAGATCAACAATCCATGCAATATCAAATTTTAGAAATGCATGTTGATTTAAATTTAGAAAAGTTTGAAAAAAATATTAAAGAGAAAAAAGTTAAAGTTCCTTACATTGTCACCATTGATGAAGGATCTGGAGAAGTTTTATCGATTTACAGAAACTACAAAGAAGGGGACAAATTATTTAAACGTATGGAATATTTTGTTCACTACAAATTTTTACCAGGATTAGGTTTTTATGGTTTTGGTTTGATTCATATGATTGGTGGTTTATCACGAACTGCAACACAAGCATTAAGACAACTTCTTGATGCAGGAACCTTATCGAATTTACCTGCAGGATTTAAATCACGTGGAATCAGAATACGAGATGATGATCAACCTTTCCAACCTGGAGAGTTTAGAGATGTGGATGCACCTGGTGGAAACATTAGAGATCAATTTCAAATTTTACCATTTAAAGAACCATCTCAGACATTGTATAGTTTATTAGGTTTTGTTGTTCAGGCAGGACAGCGTTTTGCAAATATTGCCGATATGGCAGTAGGCGAAGATGCACAGAATCGTGCCGTAGGAACAACCCTTGCTCTCTTAGAAAGAGGTTCACGTGTGATGAGTGCAATTCACAAAAGATGTTATTATTCTATGAGACAAGAGTTCAGGCTGCTCCATAATATTTTTGCTACGTATTTACCCCCAATATATCCGTATCAGGTTTATGGGGCAGACCGAATGATTAAGTCTGCGGACTTTGATGAAAGAGTAGATGTGTTACCTGTAGCAGATCCTAATACGTTTTCTGTTGCGCAAAGAGTAACACTTGCAAATGAACAATTAAAAATTGCTTTATCGGCACCGCAACTTCACGATATTAGAGAAGCTTACCGAAGAGTTTATGAAGCGTTAGGTACACAAGCCATTGATAGTTTACTTAAACCTTTAGAGCAACCAATTCCAAAAGATCCAGCGATCGAAAATATGGATGCAATGAATTTGAAAGAAATGAAAGCGTTTGCAACACAAGATCATGAAGCTCATATTGCTGCACATGGTGCATTTATGAGATCAAGAATGGTGCAAGTGAACCCACAAGTTTATGCAACCATACAAGCACACATTTCAGAACACATTTCACTTAAAGCAAATCAAGAAGTAGTAGAAGCGATGGCACAAGATCCAGCGCTTGTTGAATTATCTAATGTTGATCCAGAAGCGTGGACCGTTCAATACAATGCAATGGTTTCTCAACGTGTTGTAGAACTCACAACGAACCTTGTTCAAATGGAAGGTGGACAAACAGATCCACTTGTTGCTCTTAAATCTAGAGAGTTAGACTTAAAAGCAATGGATATGCAAAGAAAAGCAAATGAAAACCAAGTTGAGTTAGAAAGAAAACAAAACGAGATGTTGATTGACACATCAATAGAACAAGCTAAACTTGATCAGGCTCGAATGGGTCAACAAGAACGTATTCGAGTTGCGGAAGAAAAACTTGATATCGCAAGAATGAAAGAACAAAATAGGAGAAACTAATGATAAAAAAAATAAAAAATAAAATTTGTGAATGGTTTTGTAAACTATTTGGTATTGTGCCATGTGTTTGTAAACACGATTGTGGGTGTAAAAAGAAAAATGAAAAAAAGAGCGGGTCTTAGTGGTGGTAAAAAATTTGGGCCACCGCCTGAACGCGGTCCTAATCCACAAGGTTTAAAAACAGGAGGCTGTCCTCACCGTGAAAACGGAACAAAATCTGATATCCAAGGTATCTCACCTATACAGGTCAAAGGGAAAAAGTTCATCGGCGTAC